TAGCATGAACTTTATGCCTTATCGTATGATGTACGGCAACTACGGTTTCTCACTCGTTAGAGACTAATCTGGGCGCTAGTTGTTTCTATTCCCTGTGAATGTTCGTTGATGTCTCCCGTTGGAAGTGTATTAAACGATATACTCCAACGGTTGTTATCTTCAAACTGTCGTTGTGTACCATGCACCAAACCTGAAGGGAATAACAATAATCTTCCTCCTACAAATGGTGCTTCCCATCTATAGTTTGGTTCACGTCTATAGGGTTCGATTCGTGCTACTTTATGCGTGTAGTATGGATTTTCAAATATAGTGGGCGCACCATCTTTACTCGCATAGAATATACCTGAAACACAAGACATTGGATGGTCATGTGAATGATGTGCCTGCTGACTTCCTCCCCAATTTGCATTAGCCCAGCATGTAGTTATCTCTAGTTTGTCACATGCAAACGTCCAATGTTGTCGTGCTTCTTCTACACATTCATTGAACCAGTTGACTACATCTTTCAAGTACAATTCCCGATGCATTTGTGTATGCGTATGGGACAATCCTGATGGACCCATGTAACGAACGTGTCGTGATAAAAAATTATCCAACCCTACCCAATCGAGTAAGGAAGGATACTCAAACTCTAACACTTCTACAGGGAATAACTTATGCGTTTTCATTGACGATTTCTATCTCATTCCAGTATTGAGTGGGCACAACTATGCACACTTGATTAGTTCTTCTCTTGCAACAATGCTGGTCTTCTTCACACTTAGTGTACTCCCTAATGCATAGCGTCAGGTAGTAATCAGGGTCGATAAAGTTAATATAACCCTCGTGTTCTTTCCATCGAATGTGTTGACCAGATTGCAAGTTCATTTGAATCCTTTGCCAGTGGTTTTCGATTTATCTATCACTTCCACTCGGTCAATGTGTTGAGGGAAGTTCCATTGAGCAATTAGAACATCTTCGTAATCGTCTAACACTTTGACGCTACCATCTACGCACCATACTTTATATCGATGGCGGTCATATGGCGCTTCAGAAGTGTGAGTGAACTTACGTTGAGTTTCATGCGCGGGAGTAATCATAATGCCTCCCAAAAGTCATCCCAATCTTTCTTTGAATCCGTCACATCTGTCACGTTCTTGATGTTATTCTCTTTCTTGATTTGACGCTGGAGCTCATAATAAACCATCCACAGTTGACGTGTCATGTAAGACTCAAATTCATTACCTTTCAGTGAATCAATTAGAAGTTGAGTTGTGGCAAGTTGTTGTTTCAAACTAAGCACGATTCATCCTCTCATAGCGACGACGTTCTATGTATTCTTCGTAATCATCAGGAGAGAGAATATCGTCCCAGTCACCATCACTTTCAACGTTGTTATAGCGACGAATAATGTCATCGGAAGTCCTTGCACATTTCGTCGTAGGATGCACCAACGGGGATTTGTTTGCAGAATCGGGAGAGTTTGTCATTTTGAAGATTAGAGACCGTTTGAATAGCAGAGGTGCCAATCATTGCACCGAAGATGATTACAACAGCAGCAAGAGTTAGGCGCATTGTGCTTCCTCAAGAAGGTGGGGATAGTATTCTTCGACTTCGGAGATTAGTTCATCGATAGAATACTTGTCGTAAGATTCTTGCATGTTATCATACAAGATTGCCATCATAGTCTTGATGTCCATATCATCAAGAATCTGTTGAATCATTGCATCTTGCAGTGTATCACGGTCGATGATGTTGTCGTTGGGAGTGTTAGTCATGAGTCAAACAGAAGGAGTAACGTTGATTTCTTTAATGTTCAGTCCACAGAGTTGATTGTAGACGCGATTAAGTATCAGTTTGTCCGCAGTCTTTGCACGAGATTGTTCATACCAAACAGTCACACATCCGTCGTTAGTTTCAACTTGAACTCTGTAGTTTTTCATGATGATGTTAATCAGAGACCGTTGAGGAAGTCAGCGAGTGCCTCATCATACTCCTCTTGAGTATCAAAAACACGACCGTGAATGTTAAGAGGAAAAGTCTTCTTAACACCTGCAGATGCTACCACGCGGCAGTCTGCTTCATCGTAACCCATTTCGACCAAAGTTGCAACGTAGGGATTGGAGATTGTCATGTGTTTGTGTTAGTTAAGAGTGAAAGATTCAGGCGGCGCAGAAGTTCTCTTCAGCGACAGTTTCCCATGCTTTGTAGAACATATCCCAAGCAGCGTTATCTGCAACGAAAGAGTGAATATCTGCCTGCTCGCAGATGTAATCGTAGCACATGTCAATGTCAGGGTTCATTTCATAAAAGAAACCAGACATGCTGTTGATTGCATCAACAAAAGCAGAATCTTCGATGAGGGATTGGAAAGCGTTTTTCATGGTGTGTTCCTTTGACTCTTATAGAATACACGATTCTGGGCGCATTTCAACCGATTGTGTGCGCTTTGCTGACTGGCACACGCGGCGTTTGCCGCGTTACATGCTATAGTTAGTCAGAACGTGTTCAAAGTTAATAGCACTGATGCAATATCCCGTCGCACATGTAATCTCTTCTACTAAATCATCTTCATCATCTGCCTCCCAAATACCCAGGGGATGTTCACCAGTAACCGCTAAAATGTGCTCGTATCCTTGTTGTTCCGTCTTAATATAGTCTAGAGAATCATCATCAGTGGTGAAGTCGAAAGTGATGTCTTTGACGAGGAATTGCATGACTCAGTTGTTGTTAGGTTGAACGATTGCAGATGCGTTGTAGAGCATGTCGGCAGTGAATTGCCGCGCACCATTACTATTCCAGAACAGAACAGCGATGACAATGAAGAGGAGGAATTTCACTTGGTTTGCGTAGAAGTTTGCAGAACGTTTCTTGTTGAGAGCTCTAATCATCGATTAGGGAGAGTTGTTCAAACTTAAGGTGGTCATCGCAAGAGTCATCGTCTTGCAAATCTATCATGTCGGTGTCAACATGCTTCAAGAGTTTGCCAAACAAAAAGTCAACAAACTCTCGGTCTTCGTTAGTAATCATCCGCCGAACATTTCATCGAAAAGGTCATCCATCTCTTGCGCTTCGTTGTGGCGGTCGAGTTGGTTACGCATTGCAATCAGTGCTTGCTGAGTGTTACGCAGTTTCAGCATTTCCTCGTTGATGTAGTGCAAACGGTTGTTAATTTGGCAACGGTCCATACCATCAACGGTGGGAACATCGTACACTGTGTTGTTAATCTTGCGAGGTTGGAGAGTAACGGTCATTTGCGTCGTTTCCTTTGACTCTTATAGAATACACCATTCTGGGGCACCTACAAGCGCCTGTGTGCCACTTTAACCACTGGTCCAGGTCTCAAGGTATTCTCTAATCGTAAAGTGCGAATCCGTGCAGGTTTCTTCCACTAACTCATCGACACTCATTTGCTTCAACTCTTCCAAATATACCTCTGGAGGAGTATCAGTATCGGGGTCGTAATCGTCGTGGCAGAGAAACACATACTCATTGTAAAGTGCTTCGATTAAATCTTCTTTAGTGTACTCCATCACTCTAGTGCAAAGTCTCCATCTTCCAGGGGAACGTCAATATCGAACTCAAACAAATAGTAGTCGTGACTTACATTCAGTTCGTTGCAGAAAGACTTAAATTGCTTCAAAGTCTTCTTGCTGTCAAACTCAACAATGTGGTGGTCAGTTTCAAACAGGACGGACATTTTAGAAAGAGGAATCAACAATGTGAGGAGTGTAATTAACAGCAGCAGGTGCAGTGTTAATCTCGGTCAACTTGCGCTGGAGTTTGTCATGAATAGCGAGCGCACTTCCGTGTGCTTTTGCTATCCTGTACTCATCGCCAGTTGATAATAATTGAAGTGCAGATAGCAGAATACCTATCTCGTCTTCATTGAGGACTACATTGGTTTCGTACATGTCTCAGCGTTACTTCGTAACTATAACAGAAATTCGAGCGTTCCAGTGGCACCAGTGGTCACTTTTTCAAGTGGTCGTTGCATAGCGGAGTATGCTGTAATCTGGTCTACAGTGATAGGTTTGCCAGGCATCTTCGCATTGACAGGAGATACAATCTGCCCATCTTTCTTGCGAATAAAGCCCCAGACGCTCTTTATGTCGCCTTCTTTATATGTGAAGGTTCCATGATTATGTATCCAAACTCTGAAGAATTGTCGGTTGAAATCTTCTACGCTGTAACTGTAATTGCGTGGAGCAGAGAAAGGAAGGTCCATGATTAGTCGTTGCATTGTTTCAACCACTTGCGTAGGTCGGAAGACATTCCAGGAGAAATCGTGGAGCGTCCCTTACTACCGTGGATGGGAAGTGTGAAAACTCGTTGAGAGTTTGGGTGAGTAACTTTCTTGTGCTTTTTACCATTAACGACTGTGCCGCCGTTAGTAGCAATCAACTTGATTGCTTCTTTATACTTAAGGGGAGCAGTTTTGTTTTGCATAGTCCTATTGTAAGGCATGGCGGGGCAGGCAACCCGCAGTGTTCACAAACCGACACACTTGATTTTAATGGGGTTTGCTGGTATCCTGTCTGGTCTCAGTCTCGTCTCGCTGAGAACCCTTGCCACCACTGGACTAAAACGTGATTTTTCTGCATTTTTATTTGCAAGGGGGGATAGGTCATGCCTGCGGAAACCGATGCGGAAAAAAGAGAAAGTGTAAATTAAGCGAAAACAGAAGGAGGAACGCCCTCAATGAAGATTGCATCGACAACGTTCTGCAAACGCTTGGCAATTTGCTTGCCAATCTTACCAGGCATGGGCACAGTTACGAATCCACAAGGTTTCTTGTAGAAGGAAAATGCACCAGCAGGGTATTCACCAGCTTCGACAGATTTGCGGTCTTCGTTGTCAACACGAATCACGCGACCGATAGTCTGTGCCATCTCAATGATGGGCAGATTGCGAAGCAAAACGGCGTGAGTCAGTCCAGGGCAGTTGATACCTTCAGACAGAATAGAATAGTGGAAGACTACAAAACGCTTGGAAGAATCAGCACCGTACTTACTCAGAGTCTCGAAGAATACCTCGCGAGATACTTTCTTGTCGTTCACATATGCACCGTGCTTGCTAGTGATGTGGAGAACTTCGTAACCCATTTCAGTCAACTGGTGGATGCAATCAGTCTGCGAGAGCATACGCCACAGCACCTTAGTGTTAGGAGCAGCAACAAGAACCTTTGCAGACTTTTGAGGGTCGAGAGAAGTAATCACACCGATGAGGTTAGACTTATCTACCTCGTGAGCGTTAGAGTTATCGCGCAGCAAATCTGTCTCGAAAGGTACAACGGTAGGAGGAACGATTGCACCCTGCTCGATGAGTTCGGGAGCAGGCACATTGCACAGGACGCCACCATAAACGTCGCTGTTATTCATGCCACGAGCATATGCATTGCCACGACTATTACGAGGCGTTGCAGTAAAGAAGTAGCGGCGCTTAGCATACTGAGCAACAGCAAATACGCTGGTAAAGAAATGCTTACCAGTGGCGTTGTGTGCTTCATCGAAATAGATGCAATCGATGTCGATGCCACTATCAACAACACGGGGCAGACTGTGGTAGGTAGTGAACACCAACGTGTGCTTAGGTGCGCCGTGCTGGAAGACATTCCACGAAGAAATGTCGTGAGGTTTAGTAGAGTGAAACTCTCTAGTCTCTCCACTATGAACATGCATCACAGCAGCGTCAGTGATAAACTCAGAGAACTCCTGATGAAGTTGGTTAGCGAGCAAGATGCGAGGAGCAACTACAACAATGGTCTGAGGATTTGCTGCTTGCTGCAACAACCACTGACAATGTGCAATCATGATATACGTCTTGCCGCCACCAGTAGGGCAATAGATTTGCCCAAACTTTTGCTCTTGCATAACAGTCAGGGCGCGTTGCTGGTGGGGGCGGAGTTGCATGAATTGCCTTTGCTTGATGAACATATTATAACAGCATCCCACCCGCTAGGGCAAGATGCTGTGCAGGTTATGTGATTGTCACATGATATTAGAACTGCTGCAATTTGAAGCGAGAGTTACCCTTAGCAGACACAGATAGCGAACCAATGATAACCTCGGTCATGTGCTTGTCTATCACTTTCTCACAAGGAATAGAGGTGGCATAGTAACCGTTAGCCAGGTTAGATTGCCAGTCTTCCTTCTTAACGAAGGCGTGACATACAAAGAAACCTATACCATCATCAGTGTAATCCCAGGAGACAAATAGATAGTCACCGTCACGCTTAGAGAGTTCACCACCACGCCAAATCGTGCTGTAGTTACCCTTAGTGTCGGGAGAACACTTACTGACCTTGACTTCTACAACTCCCACACGTTGAGGGAGTTGAACCATCGCTTCCTCTACAATAATGTCGGGGTCGTTATCACTATCAGCAGTACGGAAATAGTATGTTAGTTCATACTTTTCGTTCAGAACCTTACAAATCTCTTCGGCAATGATGCCACTAACTATCTCCGACTTTGTTTTGTTACTGATACCTTTGTACGAAGATAGCATCTTGAAGAGTGTATTGACGTTAGTCAATGCAGTCTCCCATGCTACATCATCAAGGAAATAATCCATGACTTTCATAGGTTCAACCTTCACAATGTCAATGGGCATAGTAGGGTCAATCGCGAGATATTTGTGGAGTTCGTTCATCAGCAGGCGAGACACATTGCAGAGTTAAAGAGTTGTGCATCGGTGTGCATGTCGGTCACAATGTAACCATAACCCTCAACGCGAGAATCTACTTCACGTTGGAAATCTTTCTTGTTGATGTAACGCTTGGACTGTCGTGCATTGCAGAAAGTGACAATCTTAAGCATCAGACGGTCGCTGATAGTGCCATCCGCATACTTAACGGGATAGAAATCAACCATCATGTTGGCGTCTTTGGATTGCAGTTGCATGTCTCTCTTTCGATTACTCCGTAATCATAGCACGGTGGGCACGGGTCTGGGCGGCGAGGTGGACACTTTGCCCAACTGTCACACTGTCCCAGTCCTTGGGCGAGTTGAAGTTAGCTACACTGAACAGACGACGATTAACGAGTTTGATTGTACCAAACTTGCCAGACATAACGTAACCCTCATGAGAGTTAGTGTTGCCGATAGTAGGTTCAATCCACTCATCAAATCGCATCTCGTTGAGTAACAACGTCTTGACGTGAGTGATGATACCGAAGACCCTAGATTGCACGGGGCTCATGCAATCAAACTGTTTGCTCTCACGGATACACTTATTGACTGCAATTACTGCTGCATCAGACTCTTTCTTGCTAGGATTAGGGAGGAAAGGTACAAGCAGTTCTGCAAGATTAAGCAGGTGGTGGATTCTGCGACGACGGGTAATAAGAGTTGCATCGGTGTTAAGGAAGCGAACTTTTGGATTGAACGTGTCATAACTGAACCGACCGAAATTAGCAGTCAGTTCACTCATCTTATCACCAGTGTAATAGGTGTGAGCAGCGAATACAATAGACTCGCCAATCGAATTGGGAAACTTATACTGTACGCAGTTAGGTTTGTAGGTGTCAGTGCCACCGTAACCAATGAAATCACCCTGCCAGATATAACCCAGATTCTGGGGGAGATTGTCTAAACAGACGTGAAGAATAGCGGCAACACGTTGATTGTTACCGTGATTAACTTCGATGTCGTTGTGTGTATAGTTAATCTTAATCTTGACCTTATTAAACACACTCTTCGTCCCTACAAAGAACTTACCATTCTCTGGATTCTTGCCAAATACAATAGCAGGAGCGCCATCATATTTGACAGAGAAAGTAGCATTAACGTCACGCAGGCACTTGATAGCCTGGCGGGCAGATTGTCTGCCGCGAAGTACAGAATCTTCGGGATGTTCGAGGTGTTTGTTTTGCATAACTATCAGCGGATGTAGAGATAAGCGCCAGACCAATCTGCACGGGCAAGACATTCTTCACGAGACTCAATGCTCAGAAGATTATAACGAACTCCCTTTGCAGGCGTCTTCCAAGATGCAGACTTGTAGACTTCGCCAGTCTTCTTATCAACAAAGCAGTGAACACTACGGGACCCGTATTCAGTCTCCATGATGAGTTTGTGATACTTACGACCAGACTCAATGTAGAACTTATAACCAGAATCTTTACGATTGCGACGCTTGTAATCATCTTCCAGAGCATCACACAGCATCAAACAATACTTAGTGACATTCAACTGAATAGTGTTTTGTGCATCACGTTGAGCACAGAAGTCGGAGAACTCTTGGCGAAGTTGAGTAGCAGTCATGTCCCTTGATTTGTATGAATACAATATAGCATGGCACAGGGCAGGTCGCAACCCATCCTGTGCCACTAGGTCAACCGTCACACTGCCAGAGCACCGCTGGGGATTTCAACTTCGCGAGTCATGTGCGGGTCTACACTATAACCAACTTGATGGCAAGTCCACTCGCCATCTTTATACAAATAGGCGTATTCTCCACCACAGTTGTCATCAGTGTAGACCAGGAAATCGTTCAGATTATTGTGAAGAACAGGAGGGCAATCTTCGTTACGTCCACTATAGTATTGAGGACCATATTCTTCTACTTCTTTATTCTCAACCACATAATCCGCGATTTGCTTACCAGTCCAACGGTCTTTAGTCCAGCAGCAAGACATATCGCCACCGTCAATCAGTTCAGCAATCTTAGACTTATTGTTGTAATGAGTCTTCAGAATACGACCCAACCACTCAGGATAACCGTCCCAGTGGTGATACACAGAGAGGATAGATTCGTCTGCAAGTTGAATACCAATGCGGGAACGAGTTGCCATGTGCTTTTGTTTGTTACTTCGTAACTATAGCACCGCCAGGGCGACCCCACAAGGGGGGTTGTGACACTTATTCAACTGGCACACCCTTTTCTTTAGGTGAAGCATGCACATTGAACGCCAAAGTTAATCTTTCTGTGTCTACTTGTCGTGTTCCATGTAACAAACCAGAAGAGAATACCTTGATAAATCCTTGACATCCCTTCATTCTTGCATCCATTTCATTAAAGTCGTTGCGTTTTACGCACCCTGGC